GTCTTCGCGGAGGACGAACAGACGGTTGGCTCGCTGGGTGCCCCGGATCTCTTGGGGCTCGGTGTTGGCAGGCTCGTCGAAAGCGAAGAAGAACTGCACCGCCTATTCCATGGGACGGCTGCCAGGTTCGAGGTGGGGCGCTGGGTCGTGGTCTTGATTGAAGACAAGGATCCGGGGCGCTCATGAAACTCTTCGAAGTCACCAACACATACATAGGCGAGAGCTACGTGCGCTGCCTCGTCATCGCCGAATCGCCGGAGATGGCTTGTGAGATGGCGCGGCCGAGGTATGAGGCCAAGGCGCGCGGCAGGTTCGATTATGCGAATCCGCTGACCGCGACCTTGCTATGCGACGACGTCACGCAGCCCTGGTCTGGCGAGGTGACCGATGGGTAAGACCGCCGAAGGTCTCGAATGGGGCTTTGACCGCGAAGTCGAAGTCCAGAAGCCGTATCCGTCGCCCGAAGAACTGCGCCGCGCGACATGGGCACGAGAACGGATGGCCGACGGCGATACGCACTTCATTCGGATCGAGGTGCAAGATGAAAAGCGCTGAGGAGATCGTGCGGGCGCTGGCGGCCTTCGATCCACAGGATGATCAGCACTGCGTGCTGTGCCTGAACTACATAGATGAGTCGGGCAAGCATACCGACGACTGCCCCTATCGCATGGCGGTGGACTGGGTGAAGGAGAATCCGGCGCCGGGAATGTCCGCGCGAGTGATGATCGATCATGCCACTGAGGACGCGCAGACCAAGCTTGAGGTCATCGCCCATGATCAGGGAGACCGCATCGCCCTTGAAGAGTTCGCCCGACGTTATGCAGATCGGGTGTTCGCCATCCGTGAGCGCGTCACCAATGGTCAGATCATCTTGGTGCCAGTTAGGCCCTTGACCGATAGGCCGTAAGCAGTTCTTCCGGCCCGCTGTTCGGCGCCGGGTAATTCGACACCCCACCAAAACCAGGATCGACGGCCCAGGCACGCGACGCTGTCAGACGCGCCTCTCCCTCTGCTCTGCTCAGTCCGCGAATCGTGGTCCGGCATCGCCAGTGTAGCGGCGGAATCGGGAAGCCGGGATCGCCAGCAGGCCGTGTATAGCCGTTGATGCTGCGGCATAGCGGCGTCGTGCGTCCATCGAGCACCGCATCAAGCATCCAGTATGAGAGGACCGCGCGAAGCGGTTCGCTGCTCAGGCGCAGGTAGCGGCCGCTCGTGAAGGCGTGCTGCAGCGGCTCGGTTCGAGCGGTGTCCCAGAGAGCGCCGCCGGGTCCCCAGGTGCTGCGCAGCGCGGTCGAGAGTTCCTCCTTATGCACCTCAAGCGGCTGCCCCTGCGCCGCTGCCCGGTCTGCGCCGTCCCAGAGATGCCGCGCGATGGAATAGAGGGCGTAGGCGGTCGCGCCGCGCGCGAGAACGGAAGCCCGCTCGTGCTGCCCGCGCATCTCATCGACCTTGCTGGTCTGGCTGCGACGTCGGTCGGAGGCGTCCACTTCCGCACGCAACGCCGGTGCGAGATCGTGATCCACGGACAGCGAGCCGATGGTGTTCGCCGCGCGCAGCCGCTCGCGCAACGTGCTCTGAGCATCCCGAAGGTCGAACGTCCGCACAATATCAGCCAGCCGCCCACGTAGATCGCTCCAGTCCGTGGCGGCGGCCAGGGCTGCGAGGATGGTTGCGAGCGCAGGTGCGCCGCTGTCCTCGTCTTCATCGGCCATGCGGTCGATCTGTGCCTGGCCCTCGAGCAAGCCGGCGACACTGGAAGGTTCGTCTCCGCTGGCGAGAACCAGAATCGGCGCGTCGTCGGCCAGTTTTTGCGGTTTCTCGGCGGTCGGCGCGCTCCCATCTGAATCTTCGTTCGCTTTGTTGCCATGCTTCGGCGGCTTCTCGGTCTGCGCCTTCGCGATCTCGGCAGCCTGTTTATCCGCCTCCTCCTTCTGGCGTCGCGCCTCGATTCTGAACGCCTCGCGCTTCTCTTCGGGCAGCAGAATGAAGCCGGCGCGCTCGGCGCTCTTCTCCTTGTCGATGGGCACCTCGGACAGGTCCATCTGCTTGGCCAGCGCCGCCATGCCGCTGCCGAACGCCTGAGCCGTCTGGCTCGCCTCTTTCTTATCTTCGGGCGGCTTGGTGTCGAAGACGAGTTTCCAGGTGTACGCCTCGGTTCCGCCGGTCAGATCGGGGTTGTCGTCTTCCCAGGACTCGCCGAAGTTCGCGCGCGCCCACACGGCGCTGACGTTCTCGAAGCCGGCCGAGATGATTCGCGCGTCGGCTTCCGCGAGCAGGCGCGTGATGCCCGTCGCCTCCTTGGTGGCGGCAAGGCTCCCGCTGCTGACCCGCTGACTCAGGTTGTGGCCGAGCAGGATGATTGCCACGCGATCGTCATAGCGCTGGAGCTGTGAACTGAAGGTCTGGTAACCCTGGGCATCCGCCTGCACATAGGTCAGGTCGTATCCGTAGCCCTTCTCGTCCTGGGGACACATCGCCGTGTCCGCGGCGCGCATCTGCCGCACCTTGTCGTAGCCGTCGAGCGCCTCTTTCGACTCGCGCATGAGGCGCGGCGTCTTCCACTTCTTGATCGGGCGACCGAATCCGTCGTTCAGCGCCAGCCACCCGTCGTCGCCGGTCATCAGCCCGAACCAGACGTAGGCGAGCTCGCGAATCGCACCTTTGAGCCATGGCCGCGTGCCGCCTTTCGAAAAGATGACCCACTCCCGACCGTCGTTCTCAATGCGGCAGATCCCGCCGTCCTGAGTGGTCCCCTGGAACGCCCACCAATCCCAGCGCCACATGAGCGAAGAGTGCGTCCAGGGCTTGAGCCGCATCTGCCTCTGACCGTTCTGGAAGGTCCAGTGGACCGAGCAGACCGAAAAGCCGAACATGATCATGCGCTCGTCGATCTCGCCACGATCCTCGTCGGACATGACTTGCTGCCAGTCCTTTTTCAGGATCTCCGTGAACGCGTGGAACTCCTCGGGCGCTTCCTTGGGCACGACGAGATCCCAAGGAAACTCACGGAGCAGCGACACACGGGTGTTGAGCGCCGAGGCGATGAGCCCCTCTTTCCGCATCGCGTGATAGAGGAGTTCGGACTCACTAAAGATACCCTGATCATGTTGGTCGACCGCGAACATGATGCGGTCCGGCGTCCAGCCGGAAAACGTCAATAGCGGGTAGATCTCGCGCTTTGGAACGAAGTCGCCGCCCTGTAGCTCGGGGCGATGTGGGCCCAGCGCGGGGGCTGGCTTGGTGGTGGGAGCAGAACGAAAAAGAGAGAGGAGACGGCTGCCAAGGCTCATCCCGTCAGATGAGCACTCCGACGGTGAGGCAGATGAAAGGTGTAGATAAAATGCAGACTAGTTCGCGTGGCAGTGGCGATGTCTACGGCGTCCTCTGCGGTCACGCGGTGTCGGCGGAAAGCGCACGCCTTCGGAGCGACAGAAGTCGGATATCAATTGCCGCACGACCGCTTGACCGGACATGGGGTTCGGCTGCCTATCCTGAAAACTGTTCAGCGCGAGTTCCCAGGCTTCATTTTGTCCGTCGGTGATGTCAGCCACGATGCGGTGTGCTTTTTTGTCGTTCATTTGGTTAATCTTTTATACATCTTTGCCAATCTATTAGCAAGACCGCGCAAGCCTTGAGGCGTGCGGATTGACCAGGGGGATGCAGTCGGCGGGGGAATTCTGGCGCTTTTGCGCGCCGGAGCCGCCTTCGCGCCACCCATTCCCATGCCAAAGATCGGCGAGCCTCCCCCGCGGGAGTTTCGCCTCTTTCGCATTGGGACGAACCCCACCACGAAGGGCCCGCTGAATCTCACGCGGGCCGGCGCGCGTAGAGTCGTCGACGTCTACGAAGCCAAGGGGCACACCCTCTGCTTCGATCTCTGCCACAGCACGTTTGATAAGGACGTGCCTCCCGAAAATAAGTTCGCGGTTGGGCACTTCCGACTCGCCCTTCGTGACGACGGCATCTACGCGGTCGACATCCAGTGGGTCGAACCGTGGGGAGCCGAGATCAGCGCCGGTAAGTGGCCCTTCGTCTCGCCGGCGGTCCTGCATGACCGTGCCGGCAACATCCTCCAAATCAAGAACGCTGCCCTGGTGACGGATCCCGCCACCTTCGGCGCGCAGCCCACCATCCTTTCTGCCCTTTCAGGGGAACACATGAATTCCGATCCGAAGAAGCGGGCCATGGTCGACACCTATCAGGCCGGCGAAGCCTACATGCGCGGACTCCAGACCATCGCCGAGATGGATGGTCCCGAGCGTGAGGTTGCACAGAAGAACCTGGCCGACTTCGCGCCTCTCATGGACCGCATGAAGGGCTGCATGGGGACTGATCTCGAGGCGATGCGCACCGAGATGGCCGCCGCCCAGGTGCTGTCCGCACGCAAGGAGTCCGTCTTTGCCGCGCTGTCTGAAGCGTACGGCGAGACCGACCCCGTCGCGCTCAAGGACAAGATCATCGAGGACCGCCTGACCCTGCTCGATGCGCAGGAGACTCAGCAGACCGCCGACCAGAAGGAGCGTGAGACGCTGCTGGCTGACAAGCGGATCCCGCCGGCCAAACTCGGGGCCCTTCGGCTTCTCTCCACCGAGAAGCTTCGCGAGCAGATCAAGAAACTCGATGCTTCGCCGCAGCTGCCATCGGAGCCCTCGCGCGAGACGAAGCCGAAGGATCCCACCTCGAAAGAGGTCATGACGCTCTCGGATGCCCCGTCAAGCCCCGAGCCGAAACCCGCGGTCGTGACGCTGTCCGACCAGGACCGCCATGTACTCCGGCACCTGCCACCGGGCGTCACGATGACCGAAGCCGAGTTCTTGGCCAGCAAGCGCGAGCTCGCCGAGGCCAAGCACACCAACCTCTTCATGGCCCGCTAGGAGCGCTGCCCATGGCCGTCACGTACGAAGTACAAACCCCCGAAGGACTCCAGGGCCGGCTTGGCTCTGCGGAGCATCACCTGCAACTCGCCGATAGCGTCGTCTGGAAGGGCACGATCGCGATGCAGGTCGCCGGCAAGTTCCGTGCGGCTGCCGGCGGTGTCAACGGCTCAACGCTGCTTGGCGTCTCCGAGAAGACCTATACCACGGCGCTCGGAGTCGACCGGCCCTACGCGATCGATGACCCCGCGGTGTTCACGCGTGGCGTCTTCGGGTTCCCTGGCTTCCCGGGCGATCTGCCGACCGACGCCGACATCGGCAAGGACGTCTACATCGCCGACAACTATTCGATCAAGAAGACCATGGCCACCGATGACCTGGCCGTGAAGTTGGTCGCCATCGCACCGCCGAGCATCAATTCCACCGCCGTCTCATCGCGGCTCTATTTCGTCGAGATCAAGTAAGGGAGCGCGAAGACAATGACCCTCGGAGCAGGATTCGTTACCCCCCCGACGCCGACCCCCTCGGATGTCAACGCGCTCTTCACGTCCGTCAATGCCGCGATGCTGCGGATGCAGTCGGACAACAGTCTGATTTACCCGAAGCTTGCCGCGATCCTCGACGGCTCGAGCGGCGTGGTGCAGCCGAACGAACAGGGCACCGGCTCCGGCGACCCGAATGCTGGCGAGACCGTGCTCTTTCCGTTCTCGCCGGTGACGAACCCGCCCAAGGTCTGGTCATTCGGCACCGACCGCAAGAGCGTTCCAGCCGTCGTCGCGTGGTGCAAGGTCACGCGTCGCCGCTACGCGCCCGACCTCGAAGAGATCTACTACGACACGCTGAGCCAGGACCGCTATGCGATCCTCGCGAACAAGCTTCCGGCCATCATGGACCGCGCGCCTCGCCTCTGGGATTACCTCGTCGCGCAGATGCTGGCCGACAATCCCATTCTGGCTCAGGACAATCAGCCGCTGTTCGGGACGCACTTCTACAACCCGAACAAACCGTCGCTGGGCCAGACGTCGAACGACATCCCGATCGCTGGCATCGATCCGCCCGAGATGGCGAAGGTGCTCCGCGCGCTCGGCAGCGTTCGTGGCTACGACGGCCAAATCCTCAACTCTGGCGCAAACACCAAGATCGTTATCGTGGTGCCGAACGAGGAGCGCGAGCGCGAGATGGCGCAGGTCTTCAATGCGCAGACCTACGCGCAGCAGATGGGCGCCAACGCCGCCGCCACGCCACAGAACACGCTGGTTGGCAAGGCCACGATCCTCCTCTTCAAGGACCTGCAAAACAACCCGGCGGATCCCGATGGCAAGATCGGCTACGCCTTCAGTCTGCCGGACAGCGTCAACCGCTCGATCATCATCTCGGCGAAGCGTCAGCCGCTGGCGGCGTACGAGGGTCTGAACCCGAACGACCGCAGCCGCATCGACACCGGCGGCATCCGCTATGGCTGGGACGCGTTCGGCGGTGTTGGCCCTGGTCTGTGGCAGAACGCCGTCCGCTTCACGATCACGCCGTAAGGAGTGCACCGTGGCCGTGGTTGGCATTGTCTTTGTCGACGACCTTCCTTCTGATGGCAGCCCGCCATCGGCTGTGAATGACGTCGTGGACGCTGCGCTGTTCACGAAGCGCAACGGCTACAACGCCGTCGACTTGGCAATCAATACCGCCGCTGACCATCCCTTCGCCATTTATCGGTACAACCGCGACTTTGAAGGGTGGCGGATCGAGGGGCCGCGTGGCACCACGCCGACGAAGTTCGGCCCATCCACCGCCAATGACATCCCGATCCGGATCTCGGTTCCGCTCATCCAGGAATACCTGTGCGTCGTGACCTTCGATGAAAACATCGGCGAGAGCATGGCGAGCCTCTCCGAGGCTAATCGCTGATGGCGCAGCCGTTTCTCACGCCGACGAAGGTGCTATATCTGGCGCCGCTCGGTGCGATTCCCCGCGCTGAGATTCCGGGTCCGCAGGGCTGCGGAACGATCGGCGCGGTGACGCACTCCGGAATGTCCACCGGCATGATTCAGGTTGGGGGCTGCCCGGTCGACGTTGAGCAAGTGATCTTGCGCGTCAAGACCGGTGGTGACTTGGGCGTGGCGGAGCTCGAGATCAGCACCGACAACGGCATGAACTTTGGTGATGCGCTCCTGATGGAAGCCAATGCCTACGCGCAGGATCCCCTGCTGTCGCGATGGACGAATGAGATTGGCGGTACGGGAATCGTCATCGTGGCGACAAACGGAGTCGGTACGCCAAACAGCTTCATCGCTGGCGACACCTGGACATTCACCACCACGGCGTCGCCCCTCATCCTGCAGCACATCGCATCCGCTGAAGCGATCTGGCTCAAGTGGGCGATGAACACGGGTCAGAAGATCGACTTCATCGACGCCGGAGACCAGCAGTTTATCGCCGAGATCGTGCGCGTGAAGCTCGTCGCCGGTCGCGGCAAGGTCGAGCCCGATTGGTGGACCCTCTATCACGAGGCAATGAAGCATTTTAAGTGCGAGAGCACGGGCGACATCCGGCTGAACAGCACGCCGGACCCTGATGCCTTCGTCTTTCCGGACCGCGAGCGTACCCGCCCGCCGTTCAGCAGCTACTGGAGACACTGACCGATGGCGCACCAACTGACCGCTCTGACGCTGAACGTCCCGACGACGATTCATGTTTTTCCGCTGCGTCCGTTTGGCACCACCCAACACTACGCGGCGGGCTACGTGAAGATCAAAGCGATCCTGCCGGCGGGGTCGACCGACAACAAGGTCACCTGCAAACTGATCAATGTTCCGGATGGCGAAGCAGATCCGCTGCCGGTGAACATTCCGCCCTTCAACCTGCCTCTGGCGGGAGCGATCAATGACACGTTCGAACTCTCGACGAAAGTCGACGAGAACAACGAGATTGAGATCGGCCAACTGTTCGCCCAGGGTTTCCGTCGCGATGTTCATGGCCATCCAGTAGGCACGCATCTCGTTGTGTTGGTCCAGGATGCGCAGAGCGCCTTTCTGCAGATCACCGTGGACTGAGATGCCCCACGGCTCCGACATGACCAGGATGCGCCAAGATCTCGCGACCGCACAGCGGCGCGTGATGGGGGCGGCTGCGCGCGCGGCACAAGGATCGCTGCGTGCTGCGGTGGATTCTGGTTATTCGGAGCGCGTCGATGTCAAAGGCGCGGCATACCTGCGACCGAAAGACGGCCATCTGCCGCCCATGGAGCGCACAGGGACACTGCGCCGGGCCTATCGCTATCTGATTTCCGAGGGCGCTGGTCGGTGGTTCGTTCGCATCGTTGAGCGCACGAAATACGGGGAATACCTGCGCGACGGCACTGCGAAGATGGCGCCGCGGCAGCACATCCCGAAGCCGCAGGAGTCTTTGCCGCAGAGGTGGCAGCGCCTCATGGAGGCGGCGATTCAAGGGGCGGTGCAACGACTCGGGGGCGCGCGATGAGCCTCAACCGTCCGTCGTTTCCGCACTCGGTCGTTGAACTCCTGCGACCGATCAACGCGGAACTTCTCGCGCGTCTGAACTCCGATGCGCAGCCCGCTGGCCTCTGGCGTATCGGCGAATCGCAGTTTCAGCTTAGCCGACCTGGCGCGTTGCAGGTCATCTGGTCGATGGTCGGCGGTCCCATCAGCCGCGCTGCGCAGTATCATGGTCCTGACGAGCCGGCGAAGGTTGTTGGGCTGCGTCGATGCACTCTGCGCGCCGAGATTCGAACGCTTGACGCACGAACGCAGGGCTTTACGGACAGCGACATCATGCTGGCTGAAGAGGTTCTGCGCGCGCTGATCCTCGTCTGGGACCATCAGCGGCCAGCTGACTACGACACCCCGGAGTCTCCCGACCAGGAAGAGATCTGGGACGGCTTCAATGAGGAGCCCGGTCAGCGGCAGATCCTCCTCCGCTACCAAGTGACCCCGCAGCTCGAGGTGCATGACGACCCATGGCAGTTCAAGACGATCGAAGAGCTCGAGGCCCACGGAGAGATCAGCCAATGAGCGCCGCCATCGAAACCACTGACAGCGCGCCGAGTGCGGAACCTGCGCCGCTACCCGAGCAGCCGAAGCCCGCTCCGGAGCCGGGCGCTCCGCCTGCGCCAATGCCTTCGCCCGAGCAACCTGTGTTGCGCATCGACCTGGGCGCGCTTCACGGCCAGCGCATCAAACTGGTCGATCGGCCGCGCTTCGCCTTCGAACTCGCCAAGTCCAAGGCGCCCGAACCGGGCAGCCTGTATCACTGGGGTGTCGCCAAGGATGCGCCGGCGTGGCTGGTCAAGGCAATGGCCGTGGGCGAGCCCGTGAACAAGGTCTGGACCGAGGCGGAGTTCGACGCCACGGCCGCAAAGATCGCCGGCCTGCCGCTTGGCCGAAAGGGGGCCTAGCTCATGCCCGCTGTACCTTCGTCAAATCTTACGGCGGTCAATAACCTCGCCGGCAACTTCCCGGTCGATCCGAGCCGCAGCGGTCTTGTGATCGGCCCCACGGTCGCCGGCACGCCGAACCTGATTATCCTCGACGACTCGATCAATACCGTCGTCTCGGAGTTCGAGAGCGGGCCAGGTGCTGACGAGGCCGCGACCGCGCTGGCTGAGCCGAATCACGGCACCATCTATCAGATCAAGACGGCCACGTCGACCGTTGGTGTCGCTGGAACGGTCACCAAGACGCCCGGCGCTACCGTGGGCGATCCCGTCAATGACTTCGGCGCGGTGACCATTCCCGGCGTGGACTTCAACGGCAACGTTTACGCCACCGCCACCGCCGAGAACGCCGAACTCGAAGTCGTCACCGGCATGGCCGCCGGCGCGGTCAAGGTCGGCAACAAGGTCACCGTCACGGTCACCGCCGCGACGACCGGAACGCAGCTTCGCAACCTGATCAACGGCGTGGTCGGCACGAACTGGGCCGCCGTCGTCTTTGGCACCGGTGCCAGCGTTTGCGGTCAGACGCTCGCGACCTACAGCGAAGCCGCCGGCCGCATCGTCTTCCAGGCGCTGAAGACTGGCATGTCGGTGCGCACGACGATTCCGGGTCCTTCCGTGGCGACCCCGACCGTTGCGCTGACCGGCGGAAACATCGTCGACATCACGCAGTCGACGAACGCTGATGGCGAGCCGATCGGAACCGCCATCGCCATCCAGTCGCTACTGATCGGGCTCGCGAACTCGAACCCTGGCAAGTTCAAGAGCACCCTAGCTGGCAGCGGCGCGGGCCTGCTCGGCGCCAAGGCTCTGACCGTGCTGCCGTTCGGGTCGACGGGAACCATGACGGTCTCGGGCGATCCGAACGACGGATACGACGTCACGGTGCGCATCAAGACCGGCGGCGCGCTCGGGACTGCAGTCTTCGAGATCGCCCTGGGCAGCGCGAACGGAGTGCCGATCTACAGCGGCGCTTCCTACCTGATTCCGGTGAGCGGCGTGGTCGCGATTCCTGGCACAGGCCTGACCTTGACGTTCGTCGGTCCGTTCGATGCCGGCGACCTGTTCACGTTCCTGTGCACGCCGCCGCTGTCGACCCTCGCGGATGTCAGCGCAGCGATAACCTACTTCCTCGCGCGCCCCGAACAGGCGAGCCTGATCACGATCGCCGGAGAGATTCCGCTTCTGTCCCTGCCAGCGTGGATCGTCGCGCTCGACGTGCTGGCAGATTCGCTCGAGGCGGCAAAAAAGTACGTTCGCATCCTGCTTGAGTACGAAGGGCCAGCACCTGGGCAGTCCAATGTCGTTTGGGCGACCAGCGTAGCCACGACCCTCGCTGGTCTGTCAAGCGCACGCATCTCGCTGTTCGGTGGCGAAGGAAACGGCGTCTCTGCACTGCCGATCCCGCAGGCGTCGCGCTTCGAGACCGTCAATGGCAATCGCTGGATGTTCGCGCGCGCACTGGCGCTGTCGGCTGGCGTCGATGTCGGGGACCAGACGCTGAGCGGCGGAATGAGCGGCGTGCTTGAGGGCTTGCAGGTCGATGCGGCGGCAGCGCTTGCCAATGCACGCTCGAGCTACTTCTACCTGTTGCCTGGAATCACGGGCGTGCAGGCGGAATTCCTGCTCTTCGACTCGCCGACGGGTGATTTCACCTACGGCACGTACGGCCGGATTCTCGACAAGGCGATGTTTTATGGCTACATCGCGCAGACCCGCTACCTCAACGGCAAGTTCCGCCGCACGAAGCAGGGCACCATCGATCCGGGTGACGCGCGCGGCATCGCGCAAACCATCCGCCAGGCTGTCATCGACAACGTCGTCAAGCCCGGCGATGCGGTGGACTGCCAAGTCGTCATCGACCTGACCAACACCGACAACCGCCTGATCGTCACCTACTACGTGCAGGTCCCCTTCTACGCGAAGCAGATCGACGGCAAGGCCGGCATCGTCAAAACCATCAGCTCGGTACAGGTGATTTAAATGGGTGTCATCGACGTCGGAACGCCCGGCTTCTCCATCGACATCACCTGCGCCGAGGTGAAGTTCAACGGGCAGACGCTCTCGACCGGAATCGAGAGCATGGAAATCAACATCAAGCAGGAAGAGGAGCGCACTCACTTCCAGGGCGAGCAAGAGCCCGCAGAGCGTGCCGCCGGGCAGACCGATTACGAATGCAGTGGCGTCCTCGGGACTCGGCAGTTCTTCCTGTTCGTTGCCGCCGTAGCGGACGGTGACTTCCATGCGCTGAAAAACATGGAGTTCGAACTCACGCTTCTTGGGCGTCCAAAGAACGACACCAAGATCTACGAGTTCCAGATGCACAAATTCCGATTCCTGAACCACGGCTTCAACCTCGACAAGAGCCCGAGCAAGGACAAGTTCACCGGATCATGGCTTAAGTACGAGCAGAGCATCGTCTCTGAATTCTGATACGTGACCCGGCCGCGCGTCCACCTCAGCCCTGGCGCGCGGCCGGTCATCACGTCCCTGGGCTGAAGAGGGCTGATATGGCACGAACGTATACCAACGAGCAGATTCAGGCATTCGAAGAGCACCACGGCGCGGGCATGGTCGTGGTGTTCACGGTCGGCGAAGATGAGTACGCCTTTCGCCGGCTGAGTGTGCTCGATGTTGATCTGGCACTCGCTGCGAAGACCGAGCAAAAGGTCAACTTCCATGAAGAGGCGGCGATTCGCTGTGTGCTGACCGCGGACGCACCGCACGCCGGCAAGAGCGGAGAAGATTCGAAACTCGACAAGGACGCCCTTGCGGCGCTGGTCGCTGAGCGCACGCGCCTCGCGCTCGAGTGGAAAGACGCCGCGATGATGCGCGACATGATCGGGCAGGGGCTTGCGCAGGCATGTGGCTGGCACTGGAGCGCGAAACTGTCAACGCTCGGCGGTGGGCAGCATCAGATTACCGCGACCCTGGCGACGGACTATCAAGAGATGTACGGACTTGATGCCCCGCCCGTGGTCATCGAGGCCCGCGGCTGGACGGATCGTGAATACGACGAGTACCGCAGCCTGACCGCACTCGGCGCCGATGGCGAGGCCGAGCGATACGCCTTCGGTCGGCTGATCACGAGCGCGAATAAGACCGAGGTCGAGCGACTCTATCCGTACCTCCCGATCGCACTGGGCAAGTACCTGCAGGCGCTGGGCGTCACCAAGGCGGTGCGCCTAAAAAAGTCGCGGAGTGGGCAAGCGCCGCAGCCTGGGAATACTACGAGCACGGGAGGCGCGGCGATATCGCCGTAGTGGCTGCGATGCTGTGGGCCAAGGACCACAAGCCTCAGACGGACCTCGGGCAGGCCGGCTATCTATTCGACGCTGAATGGAAGCTGGCCGTGATGGGGCTGCGTCGATGACCGAATACACGGTCGGGCTGAAGTATGTGGTCAACAGCCCCGTCGGCGATCCGGTCAAGTACGCCGATAAACTGGCCAATTCTCTCGATAAACTCGAGGCACGGTCTTCGCGGTCGCAGGGCATGGGTGCCCGACGCATCGCCGATGACTGGCAGAAGATGGCCGAGAAGGCGGACCGCGACCAGCACCGCCTGAACGCCCAAGCGATTCGGTCCGCGCAGCAGGCGGAGGCTGCCAAGCGAAACGCCGCATTCCGACGTCTGCAGGAGCAGCAGCGCGAAGAGGAGCGATTCACCCGCTACCGCATCGCGCTCGATCGCCGGCTGGCGCGCGAGAAAGAACGCAGCGAACAGGAGCAGCTGCGCGCGACGCTTCGACGCATCCAAGCCGCACAGCGCGCGGAAGCGCAGGCGCAGCAGCGAAGTCAGGCGCGCGCAGGGGCGATCGGTCGCGGCATAGGCAGCGGCGCTCAGAGCGTCGCGGGGTTCCTCGGTCGCGGTGTCACCGGCACAACCGCTGCGATGCTTGGCGCCGGCGGCTACGTCGGCATGGAGGGTCTCAAGACCGCGCAGTTCATCGAGTCCGCTCGCATGAAGCTGACGGCCCAACTTGGCGATCGCGACTCCGCCAATGCTGAGATCAAGGACGCGCTCCGGATTGCAGAGAAGACCATCTTTGACCCCAACGAGGTCATCGATGCGACGGCCAAACTCGCGATCAACTTCAAGGACGTCGCGACCCGCCGCTATATCCTGGGCGCGGTGTCCGACTTCGCCACCGCCACCGGCGAAGGAAACGAGGGCCTCAACCGATCGATCCGCGCCATCAATCAGATCGCCGGCAAGGGCAAGCTTCAGCAGGAAGAACTTACCGGACAGTTGGGCGAGCTCGGCCTCTCTGCGACGAAGGTCTATGCGAAGCTCGCGGTCTCGCTGGGCATCAAAGACAAGGACGAGCAGACGCAGCGTGACAAGGTTTTGAAGGCCATCACCGCTGGCAAGGTCGGCAGTAACATGGCCATTCAGGCGATCACCGACGTTATGCGCGACGACAAGCGCGCTGGGTCGACCGCCGTGGGCACTGCCGGCACGCTGAGTAGCCAGATCAGCAACATCCAAAAGGGGCTACTGACTCTGTTCGCGGTCGCGGACATCGAGCAGTGGCCCGCGATGGTCGCGCTCAAGGGTCTGCTGAGCGACATCGCTGGATTCTTCTCCGTTGATAGCGAGGCCGGCAAAGAATTCATGTCCTCGATGAAGACGGTAACTGGGCAGATGCTTGTTCCTCTCATTGAGAGCACACGGCGCGCGATAAACGGACTCACAGGTTCATTTGTGGAGTCTGCTCGCGAACTGCAATTATTCATGCGTGGTCTTTTGGTCATTGGGAAACTAATTTTCGAACTTGGCGTCGCCATCACCTATCCAGTTGTGAAGTTGATGGAACTCATCGGCTATCTCAGCGAGCTCCAAGGAGATTGGGATCTGCCCATCTTCGAATGGCCTGCGAAGATGAAGCAGTTGGGCGTCGATATGGTGAGTGGCTTCGCGGAAGGCATGTGGTCCGTCATGCGCGCGCCGGTTACGGCCGTGGAGTATCTGGCCGAGTCCACCATCAATGCAATTCGAGGAAAACTGCAATCGCGCTCTCCGAGCCGCGTCACGATGGCAATCGGCGCGGACACTGGTGAAGGCTTCGCGCTTGGCCTTCGTGGCAGCGCGGACCGGGTCTCACGCGCCGCCGAACTCCTGCCTGATGCCGCCGTCTCTGCGATGACGCCACGTGCCTACGCAAGCACAGGCGGCGGGATGAGCAACAGCAGCGGAAGTCGCCCGATGCTCAGCTTTCAATTCACGCTTCCGGTGACGACAGCGCAGGACCCAGCCGAACTCACGAGCGCAGCCATGCCGATGATCATGGCACGGCTCCATCCTGAGATGGATCGCTACTTCGGCCGTCAACTCGCGCAGGGGACTGGCTGATGGCGACGCTCCCCATCAGCACGGCGGACCTTCCGCTGCCCGAAGAAGACCCGGTTGCCTGGGCGACCATCTACATCGCTGGACTCCCTTGCCCTGGTCAGTACCTCTGCGATCAGTCCGAAGGCGACCGCGAGCGCGACACCCAGCACAAGAAGAGCAAGGGCGGGAGCGCTGACATTCTCGTTGATCAAGGGCTTATGCCGAAGGTGGGCAAGATCAAGATCCGGACGATCAAGCCCGAGATCTACCGCGCCCTGTACGACTTTTATCTGAAGTACATGGACCCCGAGCGCGCGCTGTCGCGGCTCAACATCGTCACGATCTCGCACCCGCAGATGTACAGCCGCGGGATCAAGATGGCCTACTTCAAGAAGGCGCCCATCCCAAAGCCAACGCGCGGCGGCGGAACGTGGCCTTTCATTTCTGAGTTCGACTTCAACGTCATCAATCCGAAGACGCAGATCGGAGCGGCCGGCAAGTCGAGCAAGCCCAAGGCGCAATTCGGCATCAATCCGTATACCGAATACACGTTCAAGTCGGCTCAGGAGCGCGCAGCCATTACTTCGATCTCTGCGGTCGCTGCCGAGCAGCGCGCGCAGTTGAAGACGAATCAGTCGCGGCCACCAAATCAGACGCCGATTCTATACACGCCCGCAGATGTCTCGAAGTTCGCGAATGCCGGCGATCCATCGGCGCGCTTCCTCTCTGACAGCCAAGCGAGGTTCGCTCCCCGATGAGCGATATCACACTCAACGGGATCCCGGTCATTCGGGGCAACCTCAAAGAGCCGTATCAGGGCGCGTATACCGCCGAGGTCGACATCGAGGCGGATTTTGCGCCGAGCGGACCGCAGCAACTCGTGATTCTCGGCGAAACGTTCGCGATGTCTGTGGTGGCCGAGCCCGACGACCCCGATTTGAAACTATCCGGGGACTCTGGGGGTTTTCAGCGCTGTCTTCTTGTGGCCGGCGCTGGCGGGCTGCGCAATCCGATCGAGGCGGACGAGCGCGCACAAGGCGCCATCGTGGGCGATCTCCTGCAAGCACTGCTGCAGGGCACGGGCGAGGCCCTGGCCGATGACATCGATCCGCTGCTGCTTGGGCAAGGACTCGCGCAGTGGTCATGGGTCGCTGGCACGGTCGAGGACGCGCTGAGTGCCCTGTGTGCGTACCTTGGCGTCGTTTGGCGTGTTCGCGCAGACGGCAAAGTCTGGATCGGTACGCCCGTCGCAACACCGCGAACGCCGCCCGAGTATGTTATCACCGACATCGCGCCGGAGACCGGACAGGCTTCTTGGTCGCTGAACGACGTTACCGCCAAGCCCGACGACCAGATTGAAGGCCTGACGCTCCGCGAACTCTTCTACTCATGGGAGGGGAACGAGTTCCGCGCGCTGGTCACCTACGCGCCGGGTCCGTTCAATGGCCTCTTCTTCCTCATGTCGAAGTGGCTGGCGCGGCTGAACATCGAGTACTTCCGTTTGGCGCCTGGTCGTGTCGCTGGACAGAACGGTCCGACGTGCCAGTTCCAGCCCGACAACACCCAAATCTCACCGCTACGCAAGACGGGGCTGCGATTCGGCCTGCCTGACTGCGACGTGCAGAATCTCATGGGCGGACGCGCCGTCGTCGGTTGGGAGGGCGCCTCTCCGATCGGGCCAATCACGACGGGCTTCGCGCCGGGTCCACTGCCCACTGGGCAGATCGGGAAGTTGCGCCTGGGTCTTTCATCGGCAGGTCCGCCGGCGGGCACGCAGCCGACCATCAAGGGCACGACGTTCAGGCTCTCACAGAGCACGCTCGATCTGTCGCTACAGATTCTATTTGCCAGCATTGGCGTGGCCTTGGAATCCGCCGCAGGAGAGGCAGGGGCCCCCTCTTTGGCCACTGCCGCGAAACTCTTCGACGGTACCCTTCTGCCGCTGCCGCCGACTGCGGGCGTGGTGCAGGCGATTTCGCGATTTGAGAATGAGGCCAGCACGAACAGCAACTTCCTGACCACCATCGTCGAGGTCGGGTAATGGAAGCCGTTGGCGCGATCGAGCGCGTCGATTACCAGCACCTCGGCATCGATATTACCGTGCTGCCAGATCTCGACGAAAACGAAAAACTCGTCGAAGACCTGGACTGCTACGGTCAGGACCTCATCAACTCTTGGATGCAGCCGACCGGGATCGCGGACGGCACGCCAGAGGGTCAGCAGTGGGGTCAGGATCTCATGGCGAACCTGTCGCGCGGCTTCGATCTGAGCGCGCTCTTCGCCTTGAAAGTGGCGCTCGAAGTGCAGGCCGAACGCGATGACCGCTGCGAAAAGATGACTGTGACGTTGGTCGCGAATCCCGACGGAAGCCTGAGCGTGACGGGCATCTCGCAGACGACTATGGGCCCCTATCCGTACAGCTTCCGTGTATCGCCTGATAACGTCGGCGCGCTCTATGTCTCTGCGCTGGGGGCTGGCTGATGGCCTTCACGCCGATCGATCTGTCGAAGCTCCTCCTGCCACGGTCCGCGCAGCAGATCGTCAATGACTTTTTCGACTTCCTGGCGAACCCGCCTGATCCGAATCTCGTCAGTGTCTCAACGGCAAACTGGCGCACCGGTGGACCCTATCGGACGCTCGTCTATCGCATCGCGCTCGAGGCGTCGCTGCTCTATCAGCAGATCGCGGGGTTCGCGGGTTCTTCTTTCCTGCGCTACGCGATCGACGGCTGGATCGAATGGTTGGGCGAGGACTATTTCAACGAGCCTCGGCAGTCTGCTCAGTTCGCGCACGTCGGCCTGACGATCACGGTTCCGCTCGGTGCAGGTCCCTATGGTCCGCTCGAGGTTCGCGCGCAGACGGCGGACGGCAAGGTGTTCGTCTCGGACACGCTGGTCCCGATTCCGGCGGGCCCGGCGGTCGTTCCGTTTAACGCGACCGCAACGCTCGCAGGCGCCTCTTACAACGTCGGCGCTGGGCAGATCAATCAGCTGGTCGTGCCGAAGATCCTGGGCTTGTCGGTCACTAACGCAGCCCAAGCCATCGATGGCTACGACAAAGAACCGCTCGACCGCTATCGACAGCGCCTGGCTGCGAAGTGGGGCGTACTATCGCGCGATACTGCAACGCAATCGGCCTACGTCTACTGGGCGCTGACCGCTTCGAAGGAAGTGCAGAAGGTTCGCGTCTACGCCGACAATCTGCTCGGCGTCTTCACAGACAACTATGTGACGGTAGTACTCGCTGGCAACGCGACGACCGTCAGCGCGCAAGCGGTGCTCGACGTGACCAACTACATCACGCCGCTCCTGCCGCTCGATGTGAAACTGGCCGTGGTGTCGTGCGCAGTGAAGAGCGTCAACGTCACCGGCACTGCGAAAGTCTTCAGTCAGTACCTGTCTGGCGCGGCGGCGAAGATCTCGAACAGCCTACAGGCGCTGGGAATCCGCGTACCCATCGGCAGCTATGACGCGGGGCCAGTCCCGATCTCGGAGGTCACCGATGCGGTCATCTACGACAGCAACGAGGTCTATGACGCCCTGCTGACGAATCCTGTCGCTCCGATCGCACTCGCCTACAACGAGATTCTTGTGCCGACCAATGGCCTGACGGTGACGGGCGTGTAGCATGGCGACCTTTGCCGAAACCACGCGTCCGCGAAGCTTCAGCGATCTGCCGCTGACGCCAGCCTATCCGCGATGGGCAAAACCAGTCCCGGCGACAGGACCGACGCTGCACCGCAAGACCTATACCTTCGTGCGCGCCATCATGGCCGCATGGGATGGGGTCGCGCAGGCGGCTGCCTCGGCGGCTTACTGCCACGGCTCGCAGACCGCCCCCCCCGATGCGCTGGACGAACTAGGGAATACGTATGGCGGTCTTGCGCGCGCGCTCGTCGATGATGATGCGCGGTATCGCGCATATCTGCGTGCCCCACTCGATCGCTGGCATACCTTCGGAACGCGCCGTGGTCTGCTTGGCGAACTCCTGCACCTCGGCTATCCTAACGCCGAGATCGTCAGTTGGCGCGATCTGGTCGATGCCGGCGCCGGACCTCCTAATGTCGTCTTCGGGGGTCACGTCAACTTCTTCTTCGTGGCGCTCTACCAGCCGAATCCCTTCTCTTCCCTGCTGGCGCGCTGGAACGACGGCGTCAGTCGATGGGGCGATGGGGTGACGACCTGGGGCAGTGGCAATAACTCTGCCAATCGCATCGCTGAGATCACCCGCGTTATCGCAATGGTGAAGCCGGCACATACGAGTTGTCGGCATGTGGTTGCGTTCCTTGATAGCGCATCTGGCCTGAACGCACAAAAGCTTCCAATGGGAAATTACATCGTGTTTCCGCAGAACGAACCATGGGAGCGCATACGCCCGTCGTACGCCTTTAACCCGTTCTACATACAAAGCCCGTTGGTGCCCTGATGGCTAATACCGATCTACAACAGTGGAATGCGCCGCAGTACTGGCCAGAGGCGGCGGATGTCGGAACCAACGCAGATCCCTATCTGATTCCAGTAGATGGCAAGTTCATTACCGCGGACAGCAACCTAAATAATCAGGCGCCTATCAACGTAAGTCAGCGAGTTGATAAGCAACTGTATATGGGCCTGCGCGCCGCAACTATTGGCGACTTCACCGGAGCCATCCGAAAGACGTTTAAGAGTATTCACGTCGATGCTTTAGCGGGCGTCACCAGCACAATTCCGGCTGGTACCATTCAGGCCTCTGGCGATATCACATCGACCGCCGGCAATGTCATCTCGACAGTCGGCGATCTGCTCGCGCCCGGCGGGAGTTGCACCGTCGACCAGAATGTCACCGCTGGGGCGGCCGTGGTTTCGGATGGCGGCTTGGTGATTTCGGGGAACGCTGTCGGTGAACATGCCGAACTCACTGAGGCCCTACTTAAATACTTCAACACCGGCACTGGTAGCGGCGACGCGAACCCCCCACAGGGTACGGCCATTGCCAATCAGATGCGCGCGAAGAATATCCCGAAAACTTCGCTGTTCATCGACGTTGCGCCTGGAGTCGTGAACTCATTCGAGGGATTCGGAATTCAGTCGGTTGTCATCAATGCCGGCGATTCAAAGATCCTCGATATCACATTTGCGGCGGGCTTTGATAATGGCTCATATTCTCTTAAGTCCGGCGCGACCAGAGATGGAGCAGCGGCGGTACTCGCATTGCCGTTCGAGCGTGTCGACATGAGAACGAACACCACCTGTTCTGTGCAGGTGTGGAGCATCGTCGCCGGGACCCCAGTAGACTTCGCTTTGACTGGCGTCAAGTTTTCACTGGATATTGACGGACAACAGACCACCTAAAGGGAACAAGATGCGCGCTTACCTGATTATCGCCGCTTTGCTGATGTCGGCCTGCGGCGAACCCCCAGAGCCACTCATCCCGCCGCCGGCCCCTCCGAGCCCCTGCGCTGGTGCAGACCTGAGCGACTGGACGAAGCGCTTCTGGCGTGATGAACCACTTCAGGGTGACGTTGTCCTGCGCCCTGATTCCTGCGGTGGGAATACCGCAGCAGAGATGACGCTGACTGCGCCGCCGCTGGCGACGAAGGAGATGTTTCTGTCGCATGCCCTGCGTGAGGGCATCATCGGCCAGAGCATCCAAGTCAGTGCGCGCTTTCGTCTACTCGAAGGGGCTGCGCAGTTCGGCGTCAGCATCGATACTCGAGCAACGCAGATCGGACAGAAGGACGGCATCTATCAGGCCGTCTGGCCCGATGCCGACGTGCAGACAAAGGACGTGCGTCTGTGGCTCTATGCCTACGGTGGTCAGACCTCGCGCGTGCTGGTCGATCAGGTGCAGGTGAGCGTGACGCCAGGGGGATCTCCATGAGCGGCGGCGGCGACCGATTCAACTTAGAGAATCAGCCCGATGTTGGCGGCAGCGTCGCAATGCTCGAGGCGCGCGTTACCGCGCTTGAAGCGAACGATGTGATTCAGGACGCGCGGTTAGACGCGCTGGAGCTCGAAATGCCACGTCCGACCGCAACTGCGAACCCCGTGCCTGTCACGTTGCAGGCCGACACCGATACCCC